AGCCGGCGGAGCCGGCAGAAAAAAATCCATGCGCGAGAGCGCAGGCCAGAAGTCTGGAAGGTAAATCGATGGATCCGAATAGAAATACAGGCAGGCGGAAACGGCATCATCTGGATGAAAGCGAAGCGCCACGCGAACAAGGAGAACACGTATCAGGTACCCGGACAAACCACCGATAAGCGGCCAGGGAAACGACCCACCCGGCCAGAGCTGGAATTTCACAATCGGTAATTGGGGGATATACAAAACGCCAATAATTCACCAGGGATAGAAGGCACAAAAAAACCGGATACCAAACGGTACCCGGTAGAAGAATCCTAAACGCTAGCGCCTACGGAAAACCGACAGCAGCCACAATGCACACAACGCCCATAGAGCGCACCAAAGGAAAGCGCCCACCTAATGCACCACGAACAGCACACAGTCAGGCAGGCCGACCGAAGCACCAGCCCCAGCCCCATCAATGCACATGCGACAGTCAGAACAGGACACAACGCCGGTTAATTGCTTAACTGTATTACCGTGCGCGATTGACAAATCCCAAGGACACCACGAAGCACGGAAACCGATACCCTGCGCAGCCTGCCGGAATTCCCGCAGGTAATCAAGGCTACCCGCCACCGTGACACGGTAACCAGCCCGAAGCCAACGCGCAGCAGACGCCCAAGAATCACAAGACAACCACGCGGTAATACCAGCAGCCTTCAAGGTATCCAATAGGCGCCTAGATGGAATGTGAGTATAAACCCAGACACTACCAGACCGACCACGCGCCCAATCGCAGACGACCGAGACATATTCCCAATCGATGGAGGCAGACGGCCTGCGACTATCGTAAGAGCGACCACGCTTGATGAAGTCTCCCGAAATATGCAGCCTAGCATCTAAGCTGGAAGGTATCGCGCGCAAATCCGCATCAGATCCCATAGAACGTAACGCGCTAAACTTGACCCGCCCGGACGCAGCGTAGCACTTTCCGAATTTGCCAGATGATAACTCGGCAGCCCAAACAACAGCAGCAGCCCGAAGCGCAGCAGGACTACCCGCAGCGCCTGCCACAATCCGCGCAGCTAAGGCGACAGGAGACATACCGCCCAAGCTTTCAGGCAGGAACATACACGTACTAGGACACGTTCCAGAATCCCCAGCGCCGACCGGACGGTAAGTAACGCCACATTGACCCGGCCCCAATTTAGAATTGTCAGAACAGCCAACCACCAAAGAATCAGATGCAAGCATGGGCAATTTTATTCTCACTTGGTACCCCCACGACGACCCGAAATATCGCAGAAAATACCCTGCCAGTCATGCAGAGTAATAAACAACCCGATAAGAATACAACCCAACGCAAACAACGAGAACAGGTAGCCGACAAGCCAGAACGGCAAAACGGCAGAATGCCGGACACCAGCCAACGCAGCGCCACCATGCACAGCCACCCACAACAGCAGCCAACCGACAATGACGCCAAGAAGGCAGATGAACACACACCCTGCCACATGCAGCGCATATTCGCGCCGAGTAAGACGAGACAACATATTAATTACCCTTTACACTTTCCAACCTAGCAGCATCAGACGCCAACCGAACGCGCGCACATTCTACAGAACGACAATATGCACACACTTCACAATCACAACCGTAATTGGATGAATACTGGCAACCTTCGCAGATGTCCCACACATGCGAATCAAAGCAAGCACAGCCCGGTACTTCAAGCACAGTAACAGCAACCGCATTGCACGTACCGTACATATCGCAGAGCTGGCAACGACTAAAGAACGAATCGGCAGATTCCAACGAGGTACCGACAGCGCCTGCGCCCGTAGCGTAAGCGAACAATACTTTATGCATACTAAATAACTACCCTTCAAAAGAAACCAAACCAGTACACAGTATACGACAAGGAACGCAAAACAAGGACAAAGGGATGTAAAAAACGCAGGCAGCCCCGCGAAATATTGCAATGAATGCCAGCGATAAATTAACAGCGAATTTTAGCCTATACATAAACGGCTAATACTTGCGTGTGAGTGTGACACTCCCACCCCAAACCGCTACCCCGTGGCCAGCCCACCGGATGGACTGTAAACCCTACCGCCTCCGCGCAGCTTGACTAGACTACAACGCCGCCTACCGTGCGCAGATCCTACGCTACGCTACAGACGCGCGCCCGGATGCAACGTCTACACAATCCGCTAACGCAGCGCAGCGCCACGCGTAGCCCCGCCGCCCTAGCACCACCACCTGCTAACAGCGCAGCGCAGCCAAACGTATACACCGCCACCCACCTACTAACAGGCGGTTGACCCCTATAAAAAATTTTTCCTACGCGGTAGCGTAGTTGTCTGCCTCTAGTAGAGCTGGGCTTGTGTGTTAGCATGACCCCTTCGGTACCCCTTCCGCCGTAAGACCTGCGCGCTTTGCGCTTGGCCTGTGTGACAGCCACTGCGAGCTTCGCTCTTGGGCTGTGTGCTGCTGCGAGCTTTGCTCTTGCACCGCGCTCGCTTCGCTCGCGGCTTGGCGTAGCGCTTTGCACTCACGCCGTGTGTGCAGCTAGCTGCTGCGCTTCCAGGCGGAGCCTGCCGCTTCGCGACGCTATCTGCACCCACCACCCACCACCACCCCCAGCACCACCGTCCGAGGACACGTGTGCATTCGCACTGTGTCCGCACACTACGTGTGTCAGAAGGACGTGCGCAGCTTCGTGCTACGTCCGTGTGTGTGATCGTTACCCGAAGGTGTGGTGTGTGAGTGTTGCCATCTATCGTTGTGTTTGTGTAAACAGGTGCGCTCCGCGACTCCCCCTTACTCTCCCCAAGTCGTCGTCCTCGTACCTGCGGTGCCTCCTTGGGCGGGTGCCAAAACAACCCGGCTTGCATCATAAGCCGGGTTGTTTACTAGTGGCCGGTTATGCAACCGGCCATACCGACGATGAAAAAGAATAGCAGACTAAACGCTATACCTTGAAAGATTTCTTTCATGGGTTATGCGACATCGTCTGCAGGACATAACGGTTTACCCAAAGATAAGTATCACCGTAAATCGAATGCGCGATAATGCAGGGAACGTCAATTCCTGATTTGTCGATAAAGACCTGCAAGAGGTCGTCACTGGTATCACCTTCGAAATTAAAACACTCGTCGCATCTCATAACTTGGCACCATGCATCATTGTTAGCACCCGGTACCGCGTCCTCAATTGGCGCGCTTCCAACAATAAACCCGCGCCCGTTGCAACCTTCACACTTTGTCATTCTAATTACCTTTCCCTTTACTTACACCAAGTGAAATCAAACCAAAGCAAACCGACAGGATACCAAGCGTATCCAAAATTACTACTAGCATTCTAATTGTCCTTTATGTTTGGCCGGCCTATGATGCAGGCCGGCCAATTCCAATTACTATTTAGACCACCGTAATTTACCGAGTGAATCCACGGTAAACACGTACCAGATATCGGGCAATTGATACATCTGCGCAATTGCACCAACAGCAGACTTGACGCCAATCCATGACAGGCCGTCAACGTGGCCAATCAAAACAGTAGGCTCTAACATAGTGATATCCGCTTCACTGTTATGTCTTATGATAACTTCGAATACAGTATCGGCGGCATCGTTTCCAAGTATCGTTTCTACAGCAGAAACGAATTGGTCTACATTGCAACCAACGAACGTGAGATACGGTTTAGGTTCCATGACTAACTTTCCTTTGCTCTAACTTTCCGACATCAATATGGTAACACTACCTGCAGGGGGATGCGATGCTCCGATCCAAACGCACATTCGTGCCTTCGTATCCAGAGCTGCGCGCGTTCCGCGCGGGATCCATGCTTTCGGCCTTTGGCCTCCAGCCTGCCAGCTACGCTGGCGTCCAGCCGTCCGGCTCCGCCTCCCGGCTGCCCACCCGTCCCCTCCCCCGTCCCCTCCCCACCTGTGTGGGGAGGGGGGTGTGGCAAGCCCGCCCCCCCCTTTTTTCTTCCGTTACATACCCGCCGGCTACGGACAGTATCTCCAAAAACAAATATCTACCGCAGTAGATACGTCACTAACAGAAAAACCGCGATGACGAGTCGCGGCTTTTCCGTTTGGTTGTTGTTGATGTTGCTCACTCCGTTAGGTTGTGGCTCTGTATAATACCCTATGGGAGCTAACCGATATGCAGGCAGATAGAAAGACAGCGGCTGTGCGTAAGACGCAGGCGATTGCGCGTGAGAGTCGTATTAGTAACCCTGATACGTTTACTCCGCGTTCGGATCTTGGTTATGATGCTAGTAGTGAGCAGGGTAATACGTTTCGTGGCCGCCAGGTTTGGAGTCGCATGCGTAATAGTGGCGCTCCTGCTAGTGCGCGAATCAATCGTTCGATTCTAGCTGACAACAATATGATGAATGCGCGTGACGCAAAGACTGCGCGTATCGTGCGCAATAGGCTGTCGGCACGTCAAGTGTCTGCGCCCAGAGTAGACCCTATGGCAGCTGCAGCGAGCAGTAGGGTGTTGAGTGGAGTAATCCCGCGCGTAGGCCTAATGGCTGCCGCATTGACGGCGTCAAAACACACTGTGGATAATAATACGGAGATGGCGCTACTTGATCAGGCAAAGCGCGATAAACCAGACCTGGGCCGCTTGCGCCAGCTGGATGCAGTCAAGCGTGTACCTGCGGGTTTAGGTGACGTCAGGTTTGCAGATCGTAACATGTACGTACCAGAGCCTAGTTTCATCGCTCGTACTGTCGGGCAGACACAAAGGAGAGTTCGATAATGGGAGTAGTTAAGAAGTACCAGAACCCTAAAGGTGGGTTGAATGCAGCGGGTCGCGCTCACTTTAAGCGCACTACTGGCGCTAATCTAAAACCGCCGGCGCCTAAGCCTAAGACTGCAGCTGATGCTGGCCGAAAGGCGTCGTTTTGCGCCCGTATGGGCGGCATGAAGGCCAAGAACACGTCTGCTAAGACAGCTAAAGATCCTAACTCCCGCATCAATAAGTCGCTACGTGCATGGGATTGTTAGTACTATTTTGCGACACTCATCTCTTTCCCCCTTCGTAAGCCACGCCGTGATTGTTGATCATAAGTAAGTCAGCCAGGCTTTCGCCGTCCATAATGACGGATCCTAAGATCCGTCCATACTTATCTTCTCTATGGTTTTTTACAATAACCACTAGATCTTTGCCGCCCATGATCCAGCCAGCTGTGAAATTCCTGGCTTCGATACCTTCGGGTGTGTCTTTTTCTGGGCAGTTCACATGCTCCAGGCGGATCTTCTTACTTGCAAGGATTACGCCAAACCCTAGATCTAAATCGGCTTTCAATGTATCTCCATCTACCACGGAGATATTCTTTAGGGTGTATTGATATAGCGTTGCTTTCATTTTTTTACTCCAATTTAAATTTCCAACGTATCCGTTACAACTACACTAGCACCATTCCCTCTAACAGCATTAGGTTTAGATGTTTGTAAATTTAACATTAGTCCACCTTTAGGGAGAGTGGGAGAATCCCACAAGGCAGCGTAAGAATCTTTACGTCCATGTTTAATAAGATTTTCGCTTGTTGTTCCAGCATATGTATCAATGTACGATCCTGTCCTTAGAGTTAACACATCTCTGGTCTGTACTCTGTTTTCTGGCTTAAGCACACTTTTATGATAAACAACTTTACTATCACGTCCTGCTTGACGGTGGTGGGTATGCCCACGCCAAATAGCATCAGCACCTTCAATCCACATAGCAGCTCGCGAAAAGGTAATAGCACCTTTAGTCACAGGAGCTGCACCACCAGAACCGTGGTGATAGTGAATAACATAATGCCCTACACGAGCTGGTTCTTTATATGGTCGCATCTGTATGTGAATAAAACCATGGTAGCCGCCATACTGAATCTTGCCAGTACCGTTATTAAGCATAACGACTAGTTGTTTAACCGGCTCTATATGATGATATCGTGCAACGCTATCATCATGGTTTCCGTCACCAATCATAATAATGTCGTCTTTGTATGGTTCTAGTATCTCGTAAGCCCATCTAATACTCTCACCCAGCATGTCATCTCCGGCGGAGAACATTCGTGGATGCAAATTATTAGCCCGGTATCTTTTGCGGTCACCGGGCATAATAGCGTCAAAAACATCACCGTTTATAAGGATTTTTGCTCCGCGTTTTTTAGCGGTTGTGAGTTCTTTCTCAATGAGGGAATAGTCCACATGTAGACCACCAATATGGAGGTCACTCATTAAACACAGCAGTACGTCTGGTGTATCAACGCAATAGTCAATAACTGTCATCAGTCACCTCGGAATATCATCAGGTAACTACAGTATAGCAATTTAGTTTATCGACAATGCGCAATGTATATACACAAACAAAAACCACCGCAGATGGGTGGTCTTTGTCTAACCATGCACAGGACTTTCCTAGTTAGATTCCCTTTCGGGTACTGTCATTTTATAGCAACTAAATAGAAAAAGACCAGCGTGGCCGGCTGGTCTTCCTGTTTGCAGAGTTTGGTTTGTCGGGCAGGTTCGGGTTTCTCTGGAACCTTTCTATTCATTCCGTGTGCATTATACACGTTTTATTTCGTGTTTATTTGCACTGTACGTACAGCGTTTTTACGCTTGATGTTATCCATTGCATAACTCACAGCGTAGATAAGTTCGGTGAACTCTGGGTTATTAATTCTGCCAACAACTTCTCTTGTCCCATCTCGATCATAGACTAAATCAATGTATGGTTCGTCTGGGTTGTCAATAAAATGCTTATGTATAGCAGTGACAGCCAGGTACATATCGTCTTCAGTTGAAATCTTAAATGTCATTCCAATTCATTCCCCCATACGTCCCATCCTTCGTAAGGCCTACGTGCAAACATCTCTAGTTTTTCACCTCCAGGATAAAGTCTGTCTATACGTTCGTGTATGTCGTCTGGCTTGCGGCTGTGTTCTTGCCTTGGCGCTAACACAACTTGACGCACAGACTCATCCATGAGCTTCATTGGTCGCCCTACCTTAGTCAAACTGCCAGCTATAACTAACTCTGTAGTTGGCTTTATGATCGATGGGCGAACACCTTGCGCTCCTACCGGGGTTCCGTCTTTCTTTGTTTTGACCCACACGAAAGCAACTCCCCGGTAGACAAGTCCCCATGAGCGAAGAAGATCCATAGCTGCGTCTAAACGTGGGCAGGTAGCCCACATGAAGACCACAGAGGACGGTTTGAGCAACGACGGTACATCCAATGATCTAAGGTCATCATCGGTCATGGTCGTATAGAATTTACTAGCTGCTCCCCACTTGTCTTGTTGTCCAGTGTAAGACCAAGGTGGATCCATCAAGACTACGTCGTATTTTTTATCTGGAAGCATGTTCCATTTTACGTTACTTGCGGGGCATGAGCAAACTTTGTACTGGTGGTCTGTAGTTCCCTATTGTTGGTGCAATCTGTGGCGATCGCTGCATCATTCCTATCAAACGACTGTTTGGCATCATGCTTTGAGGTACTGATGGCCCAGGCACTGGTTGCTGCTTAGAGAAGTAATTGCTACCAGCTTTTACTAGCTGCTGTTGGTCGTATTGATCTAGGGGTAAATCATTACCACTAGCATCTAAAGGTATTTTAAAACCTTTAGGCATGATCGTAAGATTATGCTTTTGCCTGCCAAACTTTTTCATCGCCTGTTCGTTTGACATTGGGATATCAATCTCGTTGCCACGAATAGCTGGCCCAACATCATCGGCTACGTAATACCGTTTAGTCGATGGGTTATAAACTGTGCTTCCAAGTGGAATTACATTGCGGTCTACAGCTAGTGATCGTGGGCCGATCTTGCCGCCAATTGAGTTAGATAAGCCGCCTTCCATACGCAGCTTCTTGTCATATGCGTTATATGCTGCTGTGCCTCGCGGATGCGGGTTAGGTTGCATTGGCATATAAGCCGTAGCGTCTACTGATAAGGTTTGGCGTACTCCAGGCATACCTTATTATGCCACAGTGTTGTTTGACCTATTGTAATACTTGCGGGTTAGCGTATAATCCATGTATGGATAATAGAATTAGGTATACTTATACACTGTTTAACCCTTTGGGTATGAGGTTAAACCAGCATCGTGACTGCACTCGCGTGAAGCGACATGCAGCTATTCACATTAGCCAAACCAAAGAGTCTATCTACATTGCTCGCTACAGCTCCGATGGAAACATTCACTCTATAGCTAGTGTTGATGAATCATGGAGACAGAACTGGCTGCACAACCCACGCAACATCATTGAATGGAATCAGGACTTCCCTGATTTTATACCAAAGACAATAGACGTAAAATCAATCTAACAAGGAGACTGATATGTTTAAAAAGTTGGCGCTCAAGTTGATCTCTGGATCACCACTATCTGATTTGCTTCGTAACCGTAACATTGAACAAGATCTCAATGAGATGGCTCATGAAGAACTAAAGGACTTGTTCAGCAAAGCTGCAGAAGAACTTAAAAAGCGGAAGGCTAGTAAATGACGTTATCCATTGTGTTGGATGCACTACGTGACGGTAAGTTGTCGTACCGAATTTCCGATGAGGGTTACAGCTACTTGATCTTCAATGGGCGAAACCTTGAGAGCGGAACATACGTGACGGATGATGAAGACTTTCCTGAAATTGGTACAGCGTATGTTGTCAAGCGACTAATTGACGCTAATGAATCCGTGACGCAACCAATGTTTGAATGTTTCTCATGGATTCTCACAATCGATGACCTCATGGCTACCGATTGGCAAATTATTCCATTTGACATTGATAACGTGCAGCCATACATATTGACCCGACCGGAGGATCACAATGAGTAGACCGATTGCTCTGAAGTCCGTAGAGATAGCGAAGAAGTATCTTTACGTTCGTGAAAAAGGGGACAATGCTGGTAAGGAAGTTGAATACTTTCAAAGTCTCTGTAAACCTCCAGTAGGAGCTAATGGGCCTTGGTGTATTGCATTCTTGCGTACATGCCTCAAGGAAGCCTGTACAGAATTATCCCTTACGTACGACACCAATTTCCCTAGAACAGGGTTTACACCTGATTGGGTTGCGTACGCGCAGGAAGTTGGTATTTGGATACCAAGAACTGCATTAAGGGATGACCATGAGCTGGCCAGGCGTGGTGACATTGCAATGTTTTACATGAAAGCACTTGGTCGCCATGCTCACGGTGAGATCATTACCGCAAGTGACAGTGAAGGCATGAACACTATTGGTGGAAATACAGGCCCTGAACCAGTTAGTGGAATTATCAATAGAGATGGCGATGGAGTTTACAAAAAACGCAGAGACTGGTTTGAACTTGGTGAGTGGGGTGGGATTATTCGTATAAACTTTTGATTATTCTTTAAAAGAATGTACAATGTTTACGTTTGAAAATAAAGGAGTTTAGATGATTACGATTCTTCAAAGTCGTGGCATTGGTGGCATTGGTATCCAAATTAGCCACGCTACTGGCGCCCCTATGTACACCATCACTGGTCATGGCGAAACGCCATTTGTTTGCTCTCCAGTTGCAGCCTGGAAGCGCCTGTTGGAACTGCGCGCTGCTGGAGCTACTATTCCATCCAAGGTAATGATTGATTTTGCTAGCGACATTATTAACAACCTTGCGTTTGCTGCTAATGTTGTTGAAGAAGAGGTTGTTGCATGAATCTAGTTGTTCTCACTGGACGTTTGGTAGCTGACCCGCAGAGCAAGTTTCTGCAGTCTGGCAAAATGGTTGTATCAATGCGTATTGCTGTGGATCGCGGTAAAGATCAGCCATCTGACTTTATTGACCTTTCTGCATTCGATCGCACAGCAGAGTTTGCATCTAAGTACTTGGCTAAAGGACGTAAGCTTTGCGTAACGGGCAAACTACGTACTCGCGAGTATCAGACCGATGGTGGTGAAAAGCGTCGCGCATTTGAAATCCTGTGCGACAACCTGGAGCCACTTGACAGCATGAAGGAAGGCGGAGCGCCATCCGCTGCGCCACAGCAACAAGCTGTGCAGACGGACGATATCGAGGATCCGTTTGGATAAGCATCTTCTAACCAACGCAGTGGTGGCAGCAGAAATGCTGCCACCAGAGGCATTGACTGCCGATGGGTTTGAAGATGCTCTTATAGGCTTATCTTCTGTATGGACTGAAGCAGGGCAACTTGAAGTTGCAACATATGACTTCCATTTAATGGTTGACATTCTAATGGAACGCGACGGTATGGACAGTGATGAAGCTATTGAGTATCTCAATTTCAATACTATTGGATCCTATGTAGGCCCTTACACTCCAGTGTATCTACATAGATATTGATAAAACCCCCTCATTACGAGGGGGTTTCTTTACTTGATTAGGCCAAGTTCGCGTCCTTTACGAACTGCACGATCTTTAGCGTTCATCCCACTTACACCAAGCTTCCAGTACAGGTTGTCCATATGGAACTGAACTGTACGGTGCGAGATACCCAGTGCGACGCCCATCATCTTAGCTGTACGGTTGCGTGGCAACATCAGTAAGATCTCAAGCTCGCGATCTGACAGTGGATACTGCAACTTCTCATTAGGAGTCTGCTCTTTAGGCTCCTCAATTACTTGTGTTTCTTTCATGTTTACTCCCAAATTGTAGGGCATCTGTTTTTCAGGATTGCGTGTATTAACTTTGCAATATCCTGATGCTCGCCTTGCGCCCCTTCATCAAGACGGGTTTCCAGGTAATGGATCCAGCTGCGCAATGTCCCTGACATGTACAGAGTTGTAGGTGTACACATAGGTAATACGTTACGAGCTGTTTCTGGAGCTACTCCACCGGCTATCATCCTGTCGTATGTTGCATACGCAAGAGATACCGACTCATCTGCTTCCATTTCCAAGTAGTCCAAAATACCAGACTCACTTACATCGATAGATGATTGCCTGTTAGTTGGATGCTTTAGCCTCAACCTAATTGGGTCAGGCATTTCGGTTACTGGGCTGTATCGCTGTGAGAACACCTGGAATGAAAATGATTTGTGGCGAACCATTTGCTGTGCGATGGCGACCGTAGTCTTTATCTCAAAGCATGCACTTGCCATTTCAAATACAGACCAGTGTCCTTTCTTTCGACAATACTTGAGCAACTTAGAGAACTCTTCATTCTCTTGATTAGTAGGGTTACTCACGCGCGCGCAGTAAGCAATATGCTTCTCTGCATCTTCTGTAATCCAGACAAGTTTAGCTTGTTGTCTCATACACCAGTACTCCCAAATCCACCTGATCCGCGAATCGTTTCCTCAAACAGATTGCCTGTTTCTACGGCTACAATATTCATGTCTACCACAGTAGAAAACACTAGCTGCGCAACACGCATGTTTGGCAGGACGAAGAATGGTTCATCGCCGTGGTTGATAAGGATAACTTTGATTGACCCACGGTAGTCACTGTCAATAGTGCCTGGTGTATTTAGTACAGTGATGCCGTTTTTCCAAGCTAGTCCACTACGTGGAACAACAAAACACACCATATTCTTTGGCATGGTTAGTTTCCATCCGGTCTCAATCAATGCTCGTTTACCTGGAGCAATTGTAACCATCTTGTCAATACAAGCGTACAAGTCAAAGCCAGCGGATCCTTCAGTAGCCCTAGTTGGTAGAGTTGGCCTCATTCCATCTACAGCTACAAAAGGTAGTGTTATTGGTTCGTTCATTCAGGTATTGTACCTGCTTACTTGCCAGTTATGAAACACAGTTTAACGTAGAGTACAATCGTATAGAGGTAAAGTATGGCTAAAGCTGTTAAAGGTATGTCAGATCTAATGGGCATTAAGAAGCCACATCCTAAGGGTTGCATGTGTGCTGGCTGCAAGAAAAAAGGATGCTGACATGAACAAGAATATTAATCATCCACGATTTTTTATGCGTGACTTACAGAACGTAGAGCGAAAAGAACACGGCATGGCTAAAACGCCAACTAAAGCTCAATTACCAGCGATGGAAATGAAAGAGCATGGCATAAAGAAAAAGCCAACTATGTCCGAGATCATGAAGATTGAGCGCAAAGAACACGTCAAAGGTAATAAAGTCGTAGTCGGCAAAGGATATATGGGAAGGGCTAAGGCTAAGTAATGAGTGTATTAGGAAGATTAGCTGGAGCTGTTGTCCGTAGGGGTGCTAGCCTGCTTCGTCGTGATGCTGTATCCGCAGTCAAATCGTCAGTAAAACGTGTTCCTGTAAAAGGAACTGCTGGCTTAAGTAAAACAGCATTTATTGGCAAAAGAAGTAAATTCTTTGATAGGTATCCCGATGGTGTAGCAGTTGGAAAGCCAGGATCGTACGCAAAGCAAGGTGTTAGATATTCCGAAGACATCCACGCAAGAGCAGGACACGGATCCGGTGGTAGATTTGGTACTGGTGGTACTGGTGGTACTGCTCGCAGTGGTGGATTTGGTGCTTCGCGAACCACACCTCCATCCACACCTAGCCCTACACCGCCCGAACCGCGCGTTCCAGGGTCAATACCAGTAACTCCTGCTGGATCTCGTCTTGGTACAGATGCTGCAGGCCCTACTATTGCTGGTCGCACTCGTACTACTGGCCTAACTATGGCTGCTCGTCGTGAGGCAACCAGGGAACGATCTAGACAATATTTTGCAAACATGTCACCAGTTAATGCTGCTGCACGTAAAGTCAAAACAGTTGCAAAACGCTACTTTACGGAAGGAACTGCTGGAAAAGGCTTAAATATGAAACGAGCCATTCCAGCAGCAGCAGCAGCAGCTGTACCCTTATCTATTGGCCTTGGTGAAGGTGTTTTAGCTATTAAGCGTAAAGTAGACGCTAATAAACAGGAAGCGCAACGTATTCAGCGTTCCGCTGAAACGGCAAGCCAGGCAACACCAACATCGTCATCTATTGCTGCAGCTGATCTAAGCTCATCTGGATCATCCAGTTCGTCAGGATCAACATCCACTGATCAAGCACCTGTAAGTAGAACTGACTCTACAACTGGTATTGGTGGAGCATTGCAAGGCGAGATGCGCGCGTCAGCTAAAGCTGTTCGCCCAGACCGTGATTACATGGGCGAGTCATTTGACGCGACCCTTCGTAAGGGTGTTTCATCAGGTCGTGCATATCTTAAGCAACAACTTGCATCAGACAAAATTGACAGTAAGCGCCAGGGTACACTTCTTGATCAGTATGACCGCAAAATCGGTAAAGACACGCTTCTTGGACGAGATCGTGGTGTTGGCTATGTTAGTAAAGCTGATACGGATCAAACACAAAAAGATCTTCTTTCTGCTTACCGTGGTCGATTTGGTCAGTATCGTAAGAATGCTAAAGCGTCTGAGGTTGAGGCTATGGCCAAGGCAGCCGCGGCTAAACGAGGCAACTAATGGCTGATACTTCACGTATTGATGAAATAGCAAGGCGTACTCCCGTAGACCGACGAATGCATATTTGGTCGGAAATGAGTCAGCGTGAAAGAGAAGCTGGCTTAAGTGTTGGCCGTGAAGGTACGCGAAGGGCGACGAGTGCTGCTGGACGCATTATTGAAGACGCAAAAAGAAGGGATGCAAGGCATACTGGACGTCTAGTTGATTTGGTTCGTCGTGACCGTGCAATAGGCCTTAAGGCTGTTCGTAAAACTGCAGACATTGCTCGTTCATTAGCAGCTAAAAACAAGAAGCTTGCTATTGGGGCAGCTATTGCTGTACCAGCAGTAGGCGCTGTTAGTTATGTCGGTGGTCTTTTGCGTGGTCGTCAAAGCGTTAAGCCTAAACCAGTACCACCTAAATTTGAAGACCTGAAAATTCCAGGCCGTTCAATGATGGCTTATCAACAGGAACCACAAGCTGACCGACAATCTGGTGAGTTTAACGTAAACGTTAACTCTAATAGCAATCGCTCCGAACCCGCACCTTCTGAACCACAGCAAAGATCTTATGGTGAATCTAGGAGTTATAGCGCTAGTCGTAGTGAACCAAGTCAAGGTAGCAGTATGACCAAGCAGATGCGTAATCAACAACGCGCTGTACGAGATACTAAGTCGTACTTGGGCGAAGCTTTTGATGCCACTGTCCAACGTGGTGTGAACGTTGGACGAAAGCATCTTGCTGCTATGCTTCAGCGCGACGGATTGGATCAAGATCAAGGTCAAAGGATTATGAATAAGTTTGAACGCGAGATTGGCGATCAGACTTCTTTAAAAGACTTTAAAGACAAGGGTGTAACTGAAGATTACGATAAGCGTTACCCTGGCCGTGGTAAAGCTTTGCTTGAAGCCTATCGTGGTCGTTACGCGCCTAACACAACCATGTCAGAAATGAAAGCAACCGCAAATGCCTCAAGATCCTGAATACATTGATAGTGGTGCAACTACACTTCGCGATACTCGCAACTTAGCCGGTGGTGTCTTTGACCTCCTTGGTTCTGGCGCACGTGCCGGCTATGAAGGTGTTAAATCAGGTTTAGGTAGTGTTTTACCTGGTTTAGCAAAAGTCCCTGGTTATCTTGGTTATCAAACAAGACAGGCTGGCCGCGCATTAAACAATGTAGTCCCTCAAGGGTTACAGCCTGACATACTTGATCTAATTGCAAATTCTAATCCTATGGTGGCAGGGCTTACAGCTGATGCGCGTAACCCTGCACCAGCAAACCCTTCGCAAGATGATGAGATGGCTTTATTGTTGCGCCAGCAACTGTATAACCACGTAACCAACATGGTGAGTAAAAATCAATACACTCCTGGTAATTACATGCAATTAGATAGGATGCTCACTGAAGCACAACAACGTGGGTTTAATCCTTCAGCTCTTACTGGACTTGTTGATTACATTGGTTCGAAAGGTAAAGCAGGTACAGTTTCAGGGTTGACTAATAGTGACTATCGTATTGCAAACACGAGACCAGCCAAGCGTGGTGAGGCAGGATACGTACCTTATAACCCTGAAGGTACAAGTCATTCTGCCAGTATGCCTGGTGTGTCTGCAGCTCCTTTTAACCCATATGACACCATTCTACGTGCAATACCATTTGCTAAAGCTGGTGGTATGGGAATCCGTGCTGCTATAGGATCAAAAAATCCAGCGATTAGCAACCTTGCTAAACGTGCTACGTTCTATGGAACAAAGCAAGCAGTCAAGAGTGTGGGGAAAAAAGCACTAGGTGCTGTTACAAAAACAGCTAACAAAAGATTTGGCCTCTAGGCTTCTTCTTTCTTGATGTTGTCTGTGATCGTGTTAACCACATGGTCACAGACACCTTTGTTACCCGTTAGATCTCTAGTTAGATACCAGATAGCCTTGAGGATGTCGTCCTCGTACAACTCATTAGGCTTTGAACCCGCGCGTTGAACGTACTTGAGCGCAGCAGCAGGCCAGCGGTTCAACATCCAATCATCAGCTACATCGCAGGCATCTATTTTGCTATTACGGTAATGAGCTGGCTTTGTTTTTGACATGGTGCCAGTATACTTGCAGTATGCTAGATTCCCAAGGAGTTGATAATCCTTCATACGTTGAGCGCCAAGATGGTGTGTATAAACGTCTGTCTGGTGGTCATTATGCTAAATGTTGTGAAGCAATGATTACGACTGACGGTTCAAGGCGTCAATGTAAAAATCCTGCACTTAAAGACCAAAAGTATTGCACAGCTCACGGGCAAGTTCATTTACTTAAAAGTGAAAAACCACAGTACTTGAATCATTTGTTTCAGAAGGAGCGTGTACGGTTTAAGAAAGTAGGCGCACAATTACTTGATAAGGTTGATAAATATCGAGATGATCCAGATTTATTCAGTCTTCGTGATGACACTGCATACATTACAGCTTTAGTTGACGTTCGTGCGGAAGCTGCTGCAGAAGGTGTTGGATTAGAACAGTATCGCAAAATAGAATCAGCTTATTATCTAGCGCAGTCTAAACTTGGAAGCCCTGACTTTATCGACGCCTTTGAACAGATAGGTGACTTACTCAAAGAACGCATGGATGAATACTCTGCGTCGAAGGATGTCCTTGAGTTAATCGAGCGTCGTTCAGACCTTGTCGAGAAAGAACAGAGGATGATGGCAACCAAGGCGTACACTATAGAAGCTAATCAAGCCATGATGTTAGTCTTGCAAATTGTTGATGTTGTAAAAGGAAGTGTTCGAGATCAAGAAGTGTTGGTATCTATCAGATCTGGCATCAATAAGTTAATGCGTATGTATTCACATGAACTTGAGTTTGAACCGATTATTGATGCAACTATAGTTGGAGAAGATAATGGCCCAAAACAGATTCAGTAAGAATATAAGCGATGAGTTTAAACAGTACACACGCAGCGATAAACCACTGGCCTTAGCCCTGCTTGAAGCTCTTGATGGACAGATTGAAGACGTTATCAAAACTGGTGATTATGATAGTGGGAGGGCATTTGCCGTGGATGGTGCTAGCTTAGATTACAAACAATGGCTTAGGACATATGCACCACACGCTATGTCCAGCTCCCTCGGTACACATCACGAGCGCGCCTGGGAATGGGCTGAAAGCATCACTCCAGGTGTTGCACCCCCAGCTCTTATTGAGTGTTGGTTTCGTGGTGGCGGTAAGTCAACCACAATGGAACACATTGCTGCTAGGATTGCAGTAAAAGGTACTCGTAGGTTTCTGCTGTACGTATGTAGTACACAAGAAGCTGCTGATAGACACGTATCGGATATTGGTCACACAATGGAGCGTTGTGGGATCGAAAGGGCATTGAATAAGTATGGCTTTTCAAAGGGTTGGAATGCGTCTAAGCTTAGGACTGCTAATGGGTTTAACGTTTTGGCGTTTGGTCTTGATACTGGAGCAAGAGGTGTCAAACTTGACCACCTTCGTCCTGATTTCATCATCCTTGATGACATTGATGAGCTTGATGACAGTGTTAATCGCGTTGATAAGAAGATATCCACGATAACACAGACGATTCTTCCTGCTAAATCGACGGACTGCGCGATAGTCTTTGTGCAAAACAAAATCCATGCAAACAGCGTAATGGGACAGGTACTGTCTGGTGAATTGGACATGTTGCAGTATCGTGTACAGAGTCCAATAGTTCCAGCTGTCCAAGGCCTAACTTACGAACCTTTTGAGCGTGAAGATGGACGTACTGGCTACAAGATTACAGGTGGTACGCCTACGTGGTCACATAAGGACATAAGTGTATGTCAGCGTGAGATAGACGACTACGGTGTGATTTCATTCTTGCGAGAGTGCCAGCATGAAGTTGGTGTTGGTGGCCGATTCTTCCCTGAGTTCCAGGAGTACGATCCATCAGGAAAACCATGGCATGTAATCGATAGTGTAGATGTACAACCTTGGTGGAGAGTATGGGCATCGCACGACTTTGGTACAGGCGCGCCTGCCGCTACGTTGCTATACGCATCCGACGAGAATGAAGACATCTACGTTATAGGTGAGATCTACGAAGCAGGACGTGTTAGTAGTAAACAGGCTGAAGATTTAATTCAGATGTTAAAAGAACATAAGATGGCGGAGCCTGTTGCGAAAGATAAACCTGATGGCCCGTGGCGTACAAAAATTGAAGCAATTGCGTTTGACTGGGCTAACACTTTCCCTCCTAAGAACCACGAGCAACGCATTGGTGAATATCCAGTAGAAATTTGGTGGAGGAGAAATCTACCAGCTGTTCCCGCAGTCAAAGATCGTAAAGCTGGCTGGCGAAGACTGAAAGAATGGCTAGCAGGTAAACGTGTCAAGGATGGTGTTCATTACCCTCGTTTTAAAATTGTACGACGCGCATGCCCTCATCTCATCAGGGAGATTACCGCTGCAATGGCAGACCCACGAGACCCTGAAGACCTCGACGCAGGCACTAAAAGTGACCACGCTCTTGATAGTTGCCGTTATGGGGTTATGTGGAGAGAGTATCCTGTTAAATGTCCAGAGACAGAGCGTGGGAAACCTTGGAAGTCATCGTGGCTAAACGACAACAATGAGGACAAGTTTGTATGAGTGCTTTTGATATCATCGAAGTATTGATGCTTGCAACTATCGCTACGTTTACCGGTTTAACTTGGTCTAATCTGCGAAAAATCCGCAGACGTCAAGAAGGTATTGAATATATTCGATTGACTGAGGAGCGGTTCATCTAATGCCCCCAAGGAACACTAATAACGTATTTCCGCAAAGCATCTCACAGATGATGTCTCGCGCAAGTCAACAACCTAAGTCATTGGCTTTTAGTCAGCCTAATGATAAGGGTACACCTGGCAGTTTTGATAAAGGTAATTTACAAACATCTGATCCAGATATTCTTAAATTGGACATTGATCCTAATGAATGGTCTGTGGATCCACTTGAAGATCCTGACGAAGCGCGTAGGGTTTCGGCATACGTCAAAGAACAATTTGATTCTGCGTATCGAGCCAGGCAAGAGATGGAACTTGAATGGGCGCAGGCCTTAGCGTTTTTTGAAGGCCGGCAATGGTTCCGTATCAATAGTCAAACTCGTAACCTTGTACAGCTTCAGAATCCATCTGAAGCTAACCGATACATGACAGTCAATAAGATCAGGCCGTTAATTGATGGTGTAGTTGGTAAGTTGACGCAAGTTGCGCCTGACTGTCGCGCAGTGCCTTTGTCACAAAATCCTAAAGATCAAAAAGCTGCAGACGAAGCTAACTTTATTGCAGGACATTACACTCGCAAGTTTGCGCGTGAAACACAGACAAAAGAACGAGTACGCTGGGCTTGTGTTACTGGTACTAGTTACGTCAAAGTGTACTGGGACGCCAAGAGCGAAGTCATTATGCCTTACCGTAGCTTAGATACAGGTGAGATTACAGGTTACGAAAGCCTACCGCTTGGTGATGTAGAAGAAGAAATTGTTCCATGTTTCAACGTATTTATAGATCCCAAAGCTGCGCGTGATGCAGACGTACGCTTTATCATTCACGCCAGCATCAAGCCATTAAGCTGGTTTGTAGATAACTATGGCGAAGCGGGTAAAGGTGTCCAGGCTGACGCTCTGTCGGGCGTAAACGCTGGATATGTTGATGCATACTTGGAAGGCGCTAACGGATCTGGTAACGGTTGGGTTCAACCTTCTAGTAGCCGGCTTAATAATACTGACACTAAGAAGCATGCCGCCATTGTGTTTGAGTATTGGGAAAAACCAACAGCTCGTTATCCAAAGGGTCGTTACATTGTAACCACCAACAATAAGTTACTATACGCCGGCGATTGGCCTTACAAGAAGCGTGATGAGTTTCCTTTTATCCCACTTCGATGGCAACCAAGATCAGGCACTAGCTACGGACATAGTCTAGGGTTTGACTTGACTCCTTTGCAGCTAACGTACAACCGTGTATACAGTCGTGCGCTTGAACAGTTTGAGCAGAATAAAGACTACGTTATTGTAGAACGTGGATCTAACATTGGTGCAGAAGCATTTCAACAAACCGGTGATGATATTGACGACAAGAGCCGCATCTATCGAAAGGTCTATCACAACCGTGGAACACAGCCGCCACAGATCATGCGCGCGCCTGGAATTAGTGCAGACTTGTTCCCATTCATGCAGATGATCGAAAAGGACATGCAAGACATTGCAGGTCTTCACGATGTTAGTCAAGGCCAGGCACAAGCTGGTACACCTGCTGAAGCTGTTACACTTTTGCAACGAGCCGACAATACGCAACATAGCTACATTAGGGCTGACATTGAAGTGTCTATTGCTAAGATTAAAGAGTGGGAAATTTCGCTTGTTGATCAGTTTGCTGTTGCTCCATTTATCGGTTCTGTAGACGATCAAGTCAATCCTCGCAATGACGTGCAACAGGGATTGATTACATTTGACAGTATTCGTAACGGTGGACAGTATAGGGTTATCTATATCCCTGGTTCATCGCAACGTGAGAGTGACGACCAAAAACTACAGAAATTGGTTATGTTGCGACAGATGGGATTGTTTGGTGATCCAAATGATCCAGAGACAAACGCGCTTGTTGTGCGAATGCTTCAGCTTCCAGAGACGTCTGACATTCTACAGAACCTTGGTATGCAAGCTCAGAAGCAACAAGCTATGCAAGCACAGATGCAAGAAATGCAACAGATGCAAATGCAAAACCAGGCTAAGTTTAATCCTGAAGCAGAGCAAATGAAAGCACAGCTTGACATGCAAAAGATTGAACACCAACAGCAATTGAAAGCTCAGTCTGACATGATGAAGCTTCAAGAGCAAAGCCGATTGAATACAAACGATTATGCAGCGAAGGCTATTGCCGACGTTAGTAAAGACTTGCTTACACCGGGTAAGCAGGATAAGTCACCTACCCCGTCTGTGGGACAGCAGAACAAAAATAAAAAGTAGGTGTGCTAAGATAAGGAGTATCTGTTAAATGCCAGATGAGATGGAGATGCGTAGCGCGGACTCCCCAGCCGCGCCTGATGGCAATACAGGTGGTTTGGCAAATGCGGTCTATGACTTTGTTCGGGATAACGCCGGTTCCGAAGACTTTTCCCAACAGGCGACACGGGAATATAACAGTCCAGACGCAAGCGACAATGATGGTGGATATGATGATCTTGATTACGACAACATTGTTAATGATGTCCTTGGTCTAGAACAGAAAAATCCATATGTTGAATCTGTCCCTGATGACAGAGGTGCCGTACCTTACGAGCGATTTCGTGAAGTAAACGAAAAAGCTCGTCAGGCGCAAGAGTATGAAGACAAACTCTCGCGATGGGGCCGAGTCATCGAACAGTTTGAGCAGCAAGGCTATACGGATGCAGATGCAGTTGACGCAGCGCTTACCCAACAGCGCGTGGATCAAGAAGACATGCAGATGCGCCAGTATTACGCAAATCTTGCCGAATCACAGGGTGTAGATCCGTATGTTGCAAACATGCAGATGGAGGCCGAAATGGCCAAACGTCAGTATGAGCGACAGATGGAGGAAGTCAATAGTTATATGTTGATGCAGCAACGTGATGTTGCTGTCCAACAGTATCCATTGGCCAACCGCGCACCCGCTATGGTGGACAACCTTATTGCCGCAGGGTTTGACCCTTACGAGGCAGCCGAGGCTGTTCACGAGCAAGTGAGAATCATAACATCGTCTCTTATTCCTGAAGTTGCAGCAAAACTCAAGAACCAGTCACGCGCACCACAGCCTATGGGCGGAGGTAACTCTGCTCGTATGCAAGCACCGCAAGGTGGGCCGGCGCCACGTCAGGGTATTGCATCGTTGCTTGGAATTTCAAGAAACCGTAACGTAATCTAAGAGGTATTAGATGGCTATTGCATCTGGAGCAGTATTGCTCGACACACAAGCTTTGACGCTTGCAGATCAAGCGATCATTTCGAATGATCCATTGGTCAAGGAGATCACAAAATCTCTTCATAAGACATGGAATGCCCTTAAGGATATTCCTCTCGTAACGAACCCAAGCCTTCGACAGGTTGGAACTCGTATGACGAACCAGTCAGGATCGTTCCCAACGATCAACTGGGCGACCATTAACGAAGAACCAGTAGTCAGCAAGGGTAAACCAAAGCAGTACGAAGAAAGCATGTACCTGATCCGTAACAAGATCCAGGTTGACCACGTGCTTCTCGACCAGCCAAACAACATCATTGACCCAGTTGAGATGCAGATACAGTACTACATGGAGTCTCTTGCGTATGACTTCAATGATAAATTCATAAACAATTCGCCCGTCACGGGCGATCAGGATTGTTTCCCTGGTCTTCGTTATCGTATGGATAACTACGATCAGTTTGACATTCCTGCTGAAATGCGTGTTGACGGTGGTGCCGTTGACCTTACCGCTACTGGTGGAAACGCATTTATGGAAAAACTTCAGCAGCTCATGGATAACATGAACAGTCCTGATGGAGAAGGTATCGTTTTGTATTGTTCTGAAAAGATGAAGCGCCGTATTGAATTTTCAATCCGAGCTATGGGTATAGGTGCTGGTTTTGACATCACTAGGGATAATTTCGATCATCCTGTCGAGATGTACAAGGCTGCTAAGGTACGTGCTGTTGGACGAAAATCTGATGGTGTGACTCACATCCTTTCTGCAGAAAACGGCAGTGGTGTTGCTGGGTCTGGTAACTTTGAGTCCATCTTTGCAGTCCGTTATGGAACTGGTTATGTCACAGGTTGGCAGCCAGGCCCATTCAAGCCAACTTACCTTGGTCTTTCCAAGGAAAATGGCGTTCTACACAATATCGTTTTTGACTGGGGAGTAGGCCTGTGGCAACCGCACGTTCGTTCGGTTGGTCGTCTATTCAATGTCAAGGTTGTTTAAGGAGATAAATTATGGCAGCTGACGCATTATTGGGTTTTAAAACAAGCTCTCTTACAAAATCGGGAGCCGCTGCAACTACTACGTTTGGCGCTGGTACAACACTTGCAGCAACAGATGCACCACTCAACATCTTGCCACAAGTACAACTTCGCGAAGGCAATTTGTACTTAAAAGTTTTGATTAGCACTACGTCGATCACTGCAACAGGCACTGGTTATGTACAGTTCCAAGTTGGCCTTAAAGCCAGTAAAACTGTAAACGGTACATATACAGTGCTTCATCAAACCCCATCTGACATGGTTTACATGCAGGCTCCAACGGCAGCAACGAATACGTTTAGCGGTAAATCAACATTTGTCGCGTATATTCCAATGATTGCTCCTTCGGGCTTTACGGATTCAACTTCTACAGTACAGGATCTGTATACATTCTTCCGTGTCGATGTAACTGATACGTACAATGGTGCTACAGCTCCTTCTGCTGGTGGCTACACGTACAAGGTTCAGGTCGTTAGTGGTAAGGACGGCGGTATCCTTTAATGACAAGGGGAGAGATCAAACGTAGAATCCGTCTTTTGGGACGGCATTACTTCGGGTCTGAAAATGATCAGGATCCGTTTGGTCTCGACCTACTCATTATTGAGGTTTGCAACCAGATTGCTAGGTCTACTGATTGCTACATAGGCAAAAGGTATCTAGATCTGGTTGCAGACCAAGTTGCTTACTGTGCAAGTGACCTATATAAGGTTCGCAACATCCAAGTACTTTCAACCTCCGGTAACTGGGAACGCATGCGTACCTGGGATGCTTGGGATAAGAAAGTTGACATGGTGAGAAACGATGGCTCTGGCGCCTATCCATCTCACGCAGTCATCTTTGGTATGAATAAGATCGAGGTATACCCACCTCCAGCTACAAATATTACTCAGGGTTTGATGGTTGAAGGATATGGGATACCTGGAGATTACTGGTCATACGACAGTAGTGGTATTGCGCAAACTATGTCTGATGCTACAACCTGCCCTTTACCTGAAGTGGCACACGACTGTTTGGTTTACGGTGTGTTGTCCATCCGTGCAATGCAAGAGGGTGATACTAACTCATTTCAAATGTATAACGCACAATATGAAAATCGTCTTGGACTTGTCGAATCGTACGCAGCTACGTACGCAAGGAAGGCAGTCTAATGGCACAAACCATGGCGCAGTTGCGCAAAGAAACTTACAAGATCTTAAACGAGGCCAATAACACCACTGTCGGTGCATTGGGTGACGGTACCGGTGGTATTGTCTCTAGCTATGACAGCGACTCCACAATCAACATGTTTATTGCTGAAGGAGTTGCTGAATTATGCCGTTCATGTGTAGCCTATCCAGTTACTGGTACATTATCTTTTTCGTCCGGTATACGGACTGGTTTGATTCAGGACATAACAAGTCCAAGCCCGACAAATGCGACTCTTTGGTTTCCAACAGATGCCCTGATTGGTAGTACATTATTGACGCACACTGGTGAGTCCAGTTTGCGCGCAAATGATCTTACATACGCATCTACCACAGTAGCAACTTCCGCAAACGTAACTCATTGGTATAGGCATGACAACTTTGCTGTTAGCCTTTATCCTTACGTAGTGGGAGCCACTACAACTTTAACCCTACGTGGTTACGGTGTTCCAGACTGTACATTGGCTGACGGGACGTCATTTAGTTTCTTGCCAGATGACTTACTGCGACAAGCAATTCCAGCGTTTGCTGCAACTAAAGTCATTATGAAGAACATAGATGACCCTACATTAGCTAGTCGCATGTTCTGGAAGAACTGGTACGACACAGTCCGCATGAAGCTGTATATGCAGCTAGATACTGGCCTTAGACGTCCAGGTGGCCCTTTTGCAATCCCTCCAGTGGTGGCACAGCAGTGAACGTAGCCTGGGGACGCATGATGATAATTGCTATTGCTGCTTTTATTACATCGGCAGCTCCTGAGTTTGACTCTGCGTGGAAGACACAACACATCTCCGATACCGCAACTTATGGCACAGTGACTAAGGCTATACTCTTGTCTAGTGTTGAAGGTATCCGTGCTGGTATACCAGCTATGGCAACTGCGTTGATTGCATTCTTTATGAGGCAAGATAGCAATCTTCCAGTGTTTACTGCTAAGTTACCGGAGGTGAGAAAAGTCAGTGAAACGACGAGGGACATCGATGGATAAGTTGCAAATTGACTTGAACACATTGCTTGCAGGTTTTATTGGTGCGTTAATTGGCACTGATTGGAACAAGATAAAAAATGTGTTGCAGGGAGCCATCACAGTATTGTCTGGTACTGCCTCTGCTATCTACCTTACTCCCATCATGGCTAATCAATTAGGTTGGGAAAAACCACATCAAATGATTGGACTATCGTTCCTACTTGGTACTCTTGGCTTACGTACCGTACAAGCGTTTAACTTAATTATTGAAAAGTCTCTTAAGAAGGTAAGCGAATAATATGTCTTGGCTAAGTAAGTTTGTAAAAAAGATTGCTAACATTCCTGAAGTCAAAGTGCCTTTTGGTGAGGCTATGGTATTGCGTCAGATTGCTGACAACCTAGACTTTATGAGTACATCAGATCTTGAGATGCTACGTGATCTTACGTTGGTTGCTATTGCAAACAGGAAGGTCAAGAAGTAATGGCACAAGTAACAACAAACATACGGTTACTTTCCGTAGAGCAAACAGACGCTGGTGAATTGATTTTCAGATTTAGTGATAATCCGTTAGTTGGTGTGTACTTTGAAAACATGGATGTTTTCAATAGCCTTATTCAACAAGTTGATCAATACAATGAATTATTGAAAAAGCTGTTAATCCTTGACTGGTCACAAGAAAACGTTGAAGGTAAGTATGCGATGCTTGACTGCGACACACTTGATGACCTATGGGTTAAAGGGACTATGATTGCACCGTAATGGCAACACTAGCGTATCCACATACCATACGAGCATTCTCAACATTCCAAGGTGCATCAGATAATAAATCGTGGAATACGTTTGACCTTGCCACTGGCCCAACAAAAATAGGTTATCTTTTTCAAGCTGAAGTAACTGGAAGTATTACTCAAGTTTGTTTTAAATTTCAATCTGCTACCGCATCTAGTTCTGGCGTTATCAAGGTAGGCATTCAAAATGCAACAAATGGTGGTACGTGGTCAACTCCAGATGGAACATATTTAGGTTCGGTCAATGTATCTTGGACGCAATCTACACAAGCCGGAACAATAGTTGAAGCGACTTTAGGTACGTCAGTCAGTGTAACTAAAGGTAATGTTTACTACTTTGTTTTGGAATATGTCAGCGGAACAACACTTACTTTGGGTACATGGATTAACACAGTCGGTTATTCAAGTGGATTGCCCGGATCAACTTATTGGAACGGATCTAGTTGGACAGGAGTAAACGGCACTAATTCTCAGCCACCTGTATTTGGGTATTACGTAGGTCAATGGTATGGAAACATATACAAAGATTTTACTTACCTAACAGCTGGCGGTACACCTGTTACTGAGGGCAACATAATTACGTTTAACACTGACGCAAGCGTTACGTCTTTGCAATTATCAAAAGTTAGTGCAACTGTAAATATAAATGCATTCTTTGGGTCTTCTTCAAAAAGTGTTAGAGTCAGAGTTGGGTCTGTTTCTGGAACTACGTACACCGATATATCGACTGCAACAATTGCAGCAGATTTGCGTAACGTAATTGTAAAAGATGCTGGTTCTTCTCAGTGGGCTATGGAATATTGTTTTACGTTGCCTACGGCGGTCAACGTGCCAACTAATACACCTGTGTATATTGGCATTGAAGCTAATGCAGGTGATGGAAACAATAGAGCATTAAACACACTAAGTACAACTGCTCAATCAACTTCTCACTGGGCGTGTTGGACTCAATGCCCTAATGGTTATTTTGCAACTTTAAGTGGAACAACGTTAACAACAGACACGCTTAAAAAATGTTGGCACAATTATCACTTTGATGGAATTACTACATCTGCCAGTGGCGGTGGTGGAACATCCGCATCGTTTGCAATGTTTAACGGGTGACATATGTACCAGATCAAACTCTCAGAATCAACAGCTACACGCAGACGCATTCCAGTTTTACTTGTAGATTCCACGGACGGCTATACGCCTAAGACTGGACAGACTGCGCCTACGGTAACTATATCTAAGAATGGAGCCACCTCAGCAATTGGAACTGGTACATGGACAGAAATTGCGAATGGCCAGTATTACTATGAGTTTGCTTCTGGTGAAGTAGACACGCTTGGATGGATTGCAGTTAATGTGCAGAAAACGGCTTGCCGTCAGTACAACGCTATTGTCCAAGTCATGGCTTACGACTATGCTGCTGGCACTAACCTAGGTCTTACTAACCTTGATGCACTCATTAGCAGTCGTCAGGCTACGTTTGCATACACGACTCCACCAACAACTACCGACATATGGTCAGCAGCTACTAGAACACTTACTAGTGGTGCTGCTCCTAGTGCTACAACTATTGCAGATGCTATACTTAACAGGAAGTTAGATAGCACAGGTGACGGCACAGACACACTAAATGAGCGCACTGTTCGATCCGCGTTACGTGCAATGCGTAACAAAGTATCTGTCGCATCGGGAGTAATGACGGTGTCTAAAGAAGACGATACTGCGACAGCGTGGTCTGCTACGCTTTCTAACACCGCTAACGTAACGGTGGATCCAACCTAATGGCAAACATAGAGTTATATTGGCCGCCAATGCTACAGGCAAACAACGGTACACCCAATGCTACTACATCTACTTTTACGTTAAGCTCAACTAGTACCACTTCGGTTACAGGTCTAGGATGGGTATTTCGCGTTAAAGAAAATGTTACTATTACATCTTTTTCATTTTTAACAGTAACAGTAACAGGAACTCCCGGAACATTAACTGGAGGATTAAAAGCAGTCAGTACAGGTGGTGGAGTGATCACAGCTGACACAACAACGTGGCTTGGTGGCAATACTGCATTTGGTACGGCAACATCCTACACGTCTGGTACTTGGAATACAATTACGTTAGGTACGTCATACACAGCACAACGAGGCGATGTTATAGGAATTTGGATACAACCAACTAGTGGAAACTGGAGTGCAACAGCAACACCAACAGTTCACACTATAGCCGTATTGCGAGCGTATCAAAACGTATCTCATTTAACTCGCGCTCCATATGTAGTTTCAGCCAATGGGTCAACAACGGTTACAAAACAAAGTGTTACAACTCCTTGTTTTATGTATCATTCGTCAACTAAATCTTATGGTTGGCCGTTTACACTTGCAACAGACATTGGTGCGGCTATCGACAGTACAACGACTCCCGATGAGTTTGGTTTACGGTTCAGGTTGCCTACATCTTCGTGTTCTTCGTATTCTGTTGCGGGTGTCTTAGTAAGCGGTCTTCTTGGAACTGGAGATTGGGATTTAGTTTTGTATGATTCAAACGGTACGACTGAGTTACAAAACATCACCATTGATAAAGATCAAATTTACAACGCTTCATCCTACCCGCATCACGTTTACTTTAATGAGACTACGTTGTCTTCGTTATTGCCAAACACTTATTACCGAGTAACACTTCGCCCAACATCTGGTACCAGTATGGGTACTACGCATTACTGGACACTGAAAAGTGCTGCTGATAGAACTGCATTGACTGATCAGGCGGCAGACATCAACTGGTGTGAGCGAACTGACGCTGGTGCATGGACAGACACCGACACTAGGTTGCCAGTAATGCAACTTATCATTACTGATATAACTGGCGGAACTGCTGGAATGATTGTGCATCCGGGGACTGCTGGCGGGATGAGAGGTTAGTATGAAGGAAATTGTAAAACGTGGCGCAACTAGCAATATTATGCGCGTGTTCCTTCAGGACTCAACATCTACAACAGGTGCTGGTAAAACTGGATTATTATTTTCCACTACGGGACTTATTATTGCTACCATTGCTGACAATGAGTCAACGGCTACAACATATACGGTTGCTGGTTCTACCATTGAAAATATTACAACATTAGGCACATTTGCTGCTCCTACTGCAACTAAATGTCGTTTTAAAGAAGTTGACGCTACTTACTTTCCCGGTGTATATGAGATTCATATTGCTGATGCCAGGTATGCAGTAGCAAACTCAACACAGCTGCTTGTCAGTGTTCAATGTACTGGAGTTGCTCCAGTAATGTCAGAAGTACAATTAGTAGCCGTTGATCTATTGGATACAGTGCGATTTGGCCTTACAGCCATACCTAACGTGGCTCAAGGCACAACAGGATCTCTTGCATTAGGTAACGCTACTGGGCAAGTAACAGTGGTGACAAACAACGACAAAACTAGTTACGCACTATCTGGCACACAAACGTTTAACGTCACGGGCAACATTACTGGTAACCTGTCTGGATCTGTTGGATCTGTAACGGGAGCAGTAGGCTCTGTTACTGGTGCTGTTGGATCAGTTACTGGCTCAGTTGGGTCTATTGCTACTGCTGGTATAGCACCTATAGCAGATGGAATACTTAGCCGCAAACTTGCCATGAATGGCAACATAAGCGATGTGTCCGTCACGTCGATTTCATCTGCAACGTTTACAGGTGCTAACACGTACATTGCTGGAGATGCTGTGCAGTTTATTACAACCGCTCCAACAAGTTTTGCGCTTGCGACAAAGTATTACGTTATAGCAACTAGCCTTACCGCTACAACCTTCCAGCTTTCTGCAACGTCAGGTGGATCAGCTATTACTACTGTATCTACGGGTGCGTACACTGTTTACCCAATTGACGATAGGACAGTCAGATCGTCGATGCGATACATACGCAATAAGGTGGCAATCTCAGGTAGTACAATGACTGTATCGACGGAAGATGACGCAACCGCATCCTGGACGGCAACACTTACAACATCACCAGGTGTGGATCCTGTAACTACACTTGATCCAGCATAGGAGTAATAATGGCAACAACAGTCGCAATGACACAGTACAGCGCAAACAAAACGCTGAACTTTTGGCTAAATGGAGGAGGTACATCTGTCACCCAAGCAGCTGCGCGTCCTTACATTTATCTTATGAAAACCGCTCCAACTGATGACGTTGGAACAAGTTATACAGCCGTTACTGGTGTAACTTATACTCCAGTGCTAGTCACAGCAATGACTGTTGGTGCGCCAGCAACTCCTGCTGACTTTCAAAGAGCATTTAACGCTGCCGCAATATCAGTAACCATTAGTGGAGGAACAACCGATACTTGTGTAGGTATATTGCTTACACTAGGTAATGCTGCTGTACCGGCCCTAACCGGCAACAACGATTTTAGTTCAGCCGCGACTGTCAATCCTGTTATTTATTATGGAACTTTTGCAAGTTCAATTACTTTGAATAGCGGTGACACATTGACGTTTGCAATCGGAACTAACGCTGGCGCGACTGGTATTACAGTAGATCAGTATTAGGTAATTAAATGGCTATACCCGTAGCGGGTCTTCGCGCTGGCCCAAGGTTTGGTGTCCTTGGAAAAGCATTCGGAGCAACCACTACATCTAAATCGGGTATAGCCAATATTGGTGGTAGAGGTGCTGTTACAGTAATTGTAACTGTAACTCATAGCGTTTCAGTCAATATTAGTAGTAAGGTAACGCTTACACCAACTAAGCAACTTACAAAGAATCCAGTTACCAACCTTAGCAGTAAGGTTACGATTACACCTATTGGTGTAGTCACAAAAACGGCAAGCGTACAGATCAGTAGTAAGGTAACTGCTACACCAGTTGCAACAATAACGCATCTAGGCGTTGCCTTACTTAGTTCTAAAGTAACATTAAATCCCGTAAAGCAACTGACTAAAAATCAGTCTGCAAACTTGAGTTCAAAGGTTACTCTTGCTCCAGTTCAGTCGCTTACTAAAAATCAATCAGTAAACATTAGTAGTAAGGTTACGTTGACTCCTGTTCAGCAACTTACTAAAAATCCTGTAGTTGGTATTAGTTCTAAAGTCACTGTTACGCCTATTAAAACACTGACTAAAAATCAGACAGTTAGTATTAGTAGCCGTGTAACACTTACTCCTGATGGTCAAAAAAGTGGTAACCCAAACGGCGTAGCAAACATAAGTGGGCGAGCAACGGTTTCGCTTGTTGCTACAGTTACTCGTGTTGGAATTGTTTCAATAAGCAGTAAGGTGACTCTTACTCCTACACAGCAACTTACAAAAAATCCTGTAGTAGGAATTAGTTCCAGAGTAACTCTTACTTCAATACAAGCACTTACTAAAAATCAATCAGTCAACATTAGTAGTCATGTAACGCTTACACCAAATGGACAGAAGTCAGGAAGTCCTACTGGTGTAGTTAATATGAGTGGGCGCGCAACGCTTACTCCTGTTGCTGTAAGAACGCAAACACCATCTGTTCAAATAAGCAGTCGTGTTACCGTCTCGCCCGTTGGCATTGTTGCATCAACAAAAACAGGCGTAGTTAGCATAAGCAGTAAGGTAACTCTTACTCCTGTTGCTACAGTTGGGTCAATAAAAACTGCAATCGTCAATGCTTCTAGTAAAGTTACACTTACTCCGTTTGGCGTAAAGACTATAACTACGAGTGTTTTACTCAGTAGTAAAGTAACTGTAAACCCAGTCAAGACGCTTACTAAAATTTCGATAGTTGGAATAAGCTCACGAGTAACACTTGGCCCTGTAGTCAAACAAACGTTTTTATTATCGGTACAAATCAGTAGCCGGGTAACTCTTACTGCAACGCCTGTTCCATTAGCTGTTGTTTGCACATGTCCTCCATGGCAAATAATAGATGAAACGTTATGTGGCTGGAAGTATGCAGCTGGATTAATAAGTGTTCAACCGTATCCATTTCCGTTTACAATTCCGGTTTACAAGATATACGAACTTGCATTACCATTTGAAGCCAGTGTAGGTAATTGGACTGTAAATACTAGCGTTGTACCAACGTATACAGTAGATCAAACTATTGCATCTACGTATAGCAAAACTGCTACGTTGCAAGCTAGTTTTACTGTCCCACAATCACTGACGTACTTATTTACCAATAGTGGAACACTGGTTAATAATTGGTCACCGAGTACCATAAGTAATCCATCGTATATATTGCCATATACGTTGCCTATATTTAGATTGTATGACTTAGCCAGCATTCAGCCTATAAACACGTATACAGTAGCTCCGAATGCATCATGTAATTACGTCATCAATACAACGCAAGTATCTGTGTACAAACAAGAAGCATCAAGTGCAATACAATGGAGTCGAGGATCGTGTGACTAATGCCAGATAATTCTAGAAGTGCTGCTACAGTAAACCAACCTTACACATTTGGTGATAGGCGTTTTATTGGTATTAATACCAACACACAACCAAGCTTACTTGAGGCCGGTCAGGTTCAAGACGCAGTCAATCTTTGGAATGATGGTGGTGCTTTAGTTGTACGTCCAGGCTGGCAAGCGCAGTTATCATCAGCTGAAGCTACGCCTATTTATCAAATGATCGCATACCGTAAAGGTAATAACGCTAGTAATGAAATCATATACGTTACTGGAACTTCTACTGGTGCGCAGATCAAAAAGTTTATCAAGGGTGGATCATCAAGTACTACGTTAGCAAGCATCACCGCTAATGCTGCAGACGTCAAACTGATACAACATGGAAAGTACATCTATGGTGTACCTGGCAGCGCAGGGTTTAATATGTTTCGCACCGATGGTGTGACGTTTGACTACGTACCTTCATTGAAAGGCCCTATGAAAAATGGGCGAGATCTAATAACTCCATCAGCTACATCGACAACTATTCCCGTCAAAGCTATCACTGGAATATCATCTATTGATAATGATGAAGCAGTGTCAACATTTGGCAATAAGTTCAATGTATCCACTGGTGAGTACGAGTTAATTACTAACACATCGACTGCGTTTGGTTATACCTTTGAAGGTGACACAGCTGGCAACGTCCCTGGGTCTCCATGGGTTACATCTGGTGGATCGACGTCAACCGTAAAAACCATCACTGGTATCACGTGGCATGGTGGTAAAGGATCAATTTCACCGTACGTGACCGGTTCATCTAACACTAAAGCTTTGCTTTTGGATGCCGGTGGAGACTTTATCTATGTTGATAAGACTGTCCCAGACCTGACATATGATGGCGTTACGTCTAAGGCTGGCTTGTTCTACTTTAAGTCAGTCATGTTTAACAATGACGCGCTTAGTGCGCCAAGGCAGCAGTCAGTATTAATAACTGTAACTGGTTTGGATAGCGCAGGTACAGCAATTCCTGGCGCTGTGTTTACCCAGCTTGTTCAACCAGCTATTGGCACAAGTCCTACAGATTGGAAGAAAATTACAGCTGTTATTGACTTCCGTGCTTGGATAACACCGCTTAGTAAGGTGCGACTTAGGTTAGAGACCGGGAACTCTGCTCAAGGTACTTCAGATGACAAGGGTATCTTGGTAGATAACATCTGTCTTTATGCTATGTGTCAAAACCTAACGTCAAAAGCTGATGACGTATTGAATAGCTCCAACATGCTTCCGATTAGAGTACAGGAGCGCAATACTAGTGTTTTGCCAGCCGGAGCAGGTTATGTGAAAAACCTGGCTATTAGATTAAGTGGGTTTAGTTCTCCTGATAATGACTGGTCTAACAAAGACTACGTTAGTATGAAGATGGACTTCCCAGATGCGCTAAAAGCTTCTCCTCCATACGTTTCGTTAGGTATAAAAAGTTCTGGGGCCACAGCTATCACTTGGTCTGGATTTGGCACGTATGACGCAACTAAAGGATACATGTCTTGGAACATCTATCCAATTGCGCAGGACAAGAGAACTAACGTTCAGTACGTTTATGTACGGTTGGAGCAAGACGTATCCACGTTAAACCACAATGACATCATCTTCAATATTGGAGAGCTTGTAGTCAATGGTCGCCTGACTTCGGATGCAACCTACGATTATCTATTTACTCGTTGGTATAGTTCAGATCAACCAAATCTTAGGCCGCCAACATATCGAGTAAACGATGTTAGTCAGACCGGTATGGAATCTGATGCGTCTAACTCGTCTAATGCTGTACTTGCAACAAAAGCGTTTAGCAGTATGTCTATCATCCTCAATCCGGATGAAAGCCTGCCGTATGACATTCGGTACGACACTACAGAAATATCGCTTCAAGCCTCGTCGCCAACAGCATACTTTACTGCTGTCGTACCTGCAGTTAATCAGATTGATATTGTGTCATCGACAAGTGGGTCGTTTGTTTACAGGAACACAGGAGATTCAGCAGACATAACCTGTTCTATTGTTGCCAATACTCCATTCAAGGTAGATCCAGCAAACGCCTTGTGGTACGGCAAGACTTTTACTGGAGATGCCAATACTGTCACATTTACAAACGGAATCTCTAGTATTGGTGGCACGTTTGATACAACTAGAATATTAGTTAACTCAACAGTAAAGCTAACTACAACAGGATCACTTCCGACTAACTTTGCTATAAACACTGTTTACTATGTAGTCTCTGTGACGTCATCTATTTTGACGTTATCAGCCACAAAAGGTGGTACGCCTATAATCGCTGGATCAATTCCTAGTGGTACTCACACTATGACTGGCCAGGTCTCTACGATTTACATGCGGCATTCTGTCCCATGGGGAACGTTTGGTACGAAGTCAGTCTCTATTGTTAGTGGTAACGTTTTGATTACGGTGGCTAACCAATTTAGAGCTGGTGATCCGGTAACGTTTACGATTACAGTCGGCAACATTACAGCTAACATCACGTATTACGTTATTGCTACGGGGTTGTCAAAAGAACAGTTCAGCATATCTTCCACCTATGGTGGGACAGTTCTGACTCCATCGGCTAGTGGAACGACAACACTAAACATACATCCACAGTATAGCCATGCTCTTGTCTACCGACGTAGTACAACGGTGTTTACCGACGGAAGATACAGACTTATAGCTGTAGTTCCATTGGATGCAGCAATCACTGGTACTAAGTGGACTAGTTCGTTTACAAGTAAAACTAACGGCAACGCTACATGGAACATGATTAGCATAGCTGATAATGTTCCTGATGGAGACTTGTTCTATGAGGGAGCGCCCTATGACCAGGGTCAGATCTACCAACAAGGACGCGATCCGATGCCGTCGGGAGCTTCCTGTATTGCAGTACACCAGAATCGCCTCTGGGTCGTCAAAGAGAACACGGTTTATGCGTCCTGGATCCTCGACGTGCAAAACGAGTTTGCGGTCTACAGCACCTGGGTTCCGGACTTTAATGACCCCTCCCACACGTACAAGGGAACGTCGTTTACCATCTCCTCAAAAGACGATAACGAAAAAGTAGTTGCTTTGTTGCCGTACGGTGGCGACAACATGGTTATGAGTAACAGCTCGACAGCTGTTATGCTAGTCCTTAGAGAGAACAGTGTCTTACCGTTACTCGGTTACGATCCATCTACGTTTACGATTCAGGCTATGATTCGTGAGCCATCCTCTGGATGCATTGCACCGAATGCTGCAATCAGTATTGCTGGTCGTCTACTGTGGCAGACACCAGTTGGTATGGTTGAGTTCAACGATGGTGTTATTGAACAGCGTTCAACTGAACTTCGTAAGATGTTGTCACTGGATAAATCAATGAGCGCCCCTGACTTAGATAATGCTGCTTATAGGAGAATCACCTATGCATTACATAATCAAAGGCTGTATATATTTGCTCCTGGTGTGGGTGATGTTATAGCGACTAGTACTGACCCGCAATCAGCAAACACCTATGTGTATGTGTTTGATTTCCGTACGATGGGTTGGACTCGTTGGCGTCCTCTTCGTAACGCAGCAAATACTGACTACATTAGGTTTACCGACGGTATAGCTATGTCAGCCGGCAATGACACTCAAGAGTTTTACGCTGCTGGTCATGACGGTAATTCTGGTCAGATTTACAAACTGACAGGCACACGTGATCGCGGAACTGGTGGGACGGTTGCTGATATTCCATGGAGTATGCTAACTAGGCAGCACGGTCAAACATATTCTGAAGGCATTGCTTACTATAACCTCAATCGCGTGTCGCAAGTTGACTTACATTACGCTAATAACTACGTAACCGTGTTGTCAAAATTCACAGCTAGTTCAACAACTATTACTGGTGACAATGACTTTGTTGTAGATGACACGCTGGTTTACGATTCAACTATTGGTAACGTAACGGTCAATACTACGTATTACGTCATTGCGCGTACCAACACTACATACCAGATAAGTACATCAGCTGGCGGGACAGCAGTGACGCCTAGTGTAACTGGATACCGTATAGCAACGTCAGGTGTATCTCAATCTGTTGCATGGTCGGTGCAAAACCAGATGGGCGTATACGCTGCTGCAGGTAATCCATTAGGTATATCAACAGGGTCTACATGGACGTTCCCTGCTGGTGTCAATAGACCTGTTGCTATACGTGCTGTTTCACGCGATGTACTGGCGCCTCTGTTTCAAATAGCGTTGTCTGGTACTACTCGTACACCAATGAAATTACTTGGTGTGCATATACATGCACTTGATGCAAGAATTGCGAGAGTTAACTAATGTCTATAGTTCCACCAACGGGCGGAGAGCCACCAGATTCCATACCAATTGGTGGAATTATGCCTGGAGTGTCAATGATTACCATTGATGACGGTGTCGAGTACGGTGTACAGATACCTCCCTACACTCCGTCTAACTACAAGATATATGAAGTCACAGCTAGTATTAGCTTGGAGGAAGGTTCTACGTTCGTCATCATGGACGCTACCTCTGCAGCTGCAGTGGTTACGTTACCTAGATCTGGAGCGGCTGTTGGTAAACTTGTAGTTGTGGTAAAGAAAGATTCTTCAGCTAACGCAGTTACTTTTGCTGTCCAGACTGGCGACACGTTATACATGCAGTCTGGATTCACTGGATTAACAACGCAGTATTCAGCAGCTACGTTCATAGGCATTAATTCAGAGACAACTTACGCTTGGTACAAGGTGGCATAATGGCTAACGAATACGGTGGATATGGTTTTGATGAAAACGGATTTGTACTTCCTAGTCAGAATCCTTACCAGTATGGTGGAAATCAAGGCGGTGGACAGGTCAGCTTAAACCCTAACCCAGGCGCGACTTACGGTAGAGGAATGGGCGCTTATGGACGTCTAGGTAAGTGGGCGGGTAAAAGTCCTTGGAATTCCATGGGGCTTACGGCTGGAATGGATATGCTTGCTGGTGGAGATCCACGTAAAGCACTCATGGGTTCTGCCATGGGTACAGCCAAAAATGAACTCCTTAAGTACGGCCTAAAGCAAGGCTTAGGAACTGCTCTTGGTGGACAAGCTCTAGGTGCGCTTGGTGGGCCACTAGGTATGGCAGCTATGGCAGCTGCTCCTTTCCTTATTAAGGGCATAAGTGGAGGCATTGGAAAGCTTTTCGGTCACGGACACAAAGACCCATCTGCGCAACAACTTGCTATGGGTGATGCAAAAGCCGGCCTAAATAACATGCGTGGTACTTACGGGACTGATATGAGTACCGGCCAGCAGATGCTGGATAAATACAACCCGATGATGGAAGCGCAGATCTCGCGACTAAACGATCTATCTTCCCGTGGGCTTTCTAGTGATTACGCTACGCGCGCACAAGCGCAAGCCGCTCAGTTTTCTCAAGCTGGAGCCGATAAGGCTATGGCTGGTCTACGCGGCGCCGCTGGCCTTATGGGTGGTGGTAACTTGCTTGGCCGTGCAGCTCAAGTACAGCAAGGTTTGGCGCAAGGCGCAGCGCAAGGCGCATATGGTCTTGCACAGCAAGATCTTGCTATGCAGCCGCAGTACATTAATGCCCTTCAAGGAATGATTGGTAACCAGGTTAATCGTGGGCAAAGCTTGTTTAATCAAGGACGCTCCGGAATGATGGGTATAGACCAGCAAATGTACAACCTCAACGCACAGGAGAAGGCTCGTGCGGATGCGATGTCTCAGAATAATCGAGATCGTGAAGCTATGGCGCTTGGCGGCATCGCTAACCTTGCCGGCACTGCGATGGGTATGGAGCAGTCACGTGGTCAGTTTAATGACATGATGAACCTGTACGGAGATGGTGCTGGCGTGAAAAAAATGGGTGATGGGTTTATGAATCAAGGCCCTATTGAGCAAGCTCCTGATTTCGGAGGCGTTGGTTTAAACCCACAAGGTAATTACGATGTCCAGGCTGGTGCTGGATCAGGTTTTAGGCCTGAAATTTCAGGTGGAATACCTGAGCTACCATATCAAATGCAAGTGCCTGGACTATTTAGGAACTCAGGCCCAAGATTCCCAGGACAGAGGCAACCCGTTACAGGGACAAGGCTTCCAGTATCTGGTTATAGATTGTAGGTAAATTATGGCTGTATCAAGTGGTTTGGCTAAAGTCTTTACCGGTCTAGGCACCGGTTACCTTAACGCTCTGAATCAAGGACGCCGAGAGCGCTCGACCATGTTTACGAACATGCAGCGCGTCAAAAGTGATAAGCAACGCAATGCGCTTGAGTCACTAAAGCTTGGCTTACTACAAGATGAGTCTGCACGTAAATCTGCAGCTGACGAAGATCAAACAAAGTATCAGCAACAACTCGCGCGAAACTCTATGATTGGTCAAGCTAATACAATTATTGCGCCTTACATCAAACAAGCATTTGAAACTGATGATCCAGATCAACAATACACGGCTATCAATACTGCACGGCAAGTATTAAAACGTGTAGCTGGCGCGGGGCCAGGTCGGGAGTATGGTCTTTCAGAGGAAGATATTGATGGAATGCTGGCATTGCCTGGCGCCCCTATGCAAGGCGTCATGGAAAAGGGGCTTGTTCCAGGCGCACAAATCCAACAACCAACTGGCGGAATGGTAGGTCAAATCCTTCCTTACAGTGAAGCCATGAAGAATGAGCCTGACCCGTCTTTAATTACTAAACAGCAGTCTGTCCTTGGCCAGAATCAAAGGACTGGTAATTTTCTTACTGGTCAACGCATGAACTTGACTCCACAGCAAAGTTCCATGGCTGGTATTTATGGGCCACCAAATATTCAAGGCCCAGATCAAGAAGACCGCGCTATGCAGAAAGCTGTATGGCAGATGCCATCTACTCCTGCATACAAGCGGCCAGCTGGTCAACCATTTGTTCCTCCTACTGATGTTGTTGCTTATGGTGAGCGCGCGCCTAAGGAAGGCCTAGTTCCTGCTACAGCTAAATACGGGTTAGGCACAATCAAGTCCGCTAACGTAGATAAGACGTTAGCGGGCGTGGATCTAGCTAAAGCAAAGACCAAAGATATCACTGAGAAGATGAGTCCTTCCATCAGGTTGATTGAGCAAAAAATCGTCTCAATGAAAGCCAATGATGCAACAAAAGCATACCTAGCTAAGTTTGCTGGTTTAAAAGCGCAGATTGCACAAGACCGTTTGCAAATTGCACAGATGATGGAAGACGGTCGAATGACTCGTTGGGCTGGCAACCTTAAACAACGTGGTAGGGAATTTAACTTCAAAGAAGATGCTAACGTACAAGGTGTTATTCAGCGTGGCATGGACACAATGAATAACTTTAGGACTACTATTCAAGTGGGTACTAAAGCATATAGCGACCTGATGAATAATCAGGCCATTAAACCTGATGACAGGAAGATTCAAGCTAAAGCTATTCTAGACACAGTCAATGAAACTGAACGAATGGCTGGTATCTATTACAACTGGATTACAGCTGAAACTGGTGACGTTGGTGAGATAAACGCAATTCGTGCAAACGCTATTTATGGTCATAAGTTAGCAACTGATTTTCTAAAACGGTATCCAAACGATCCAGATGCAAAACGTGTATACGACGCAAGTGCAAAACGTGCATACAATCCATCTGCATCCGCAATGCCAGGAACTACCCACGGTGTAAAGTATGGGCAAGGTATTGGTTATCAAGAAGATATGTCTAATGAAACTGGAGATTACCTTTTAAGTAATGTTCCAGAATTTCAAGGTGGGCCAGATTCAGCCGGTGCATTGCCTGGTATTACTCCACGCGCTACAACTGGTAGTGGCCGTCGGCCTGGGCCTAGTCCTGTACAGCCACCCAAGCCTACGCCGCCACAGCCACCAACTAAACCTAATGCTACAAAACCAGTCACTGTTGATCCGGCTGACTGGGCAAGTAAATGGCGTAGTCGTATTACCAAATAAGTATTACGCTAGTCGGTAGAATGGAGATATGCGTATAGGACGTCCAACGGAAGATCAACGTGCAAATGCTATCAATAACTTGGTATATAGTCAGCCTGACCTTACTACCAAAGATGGTGCATTAGAATACATAGCAAATGCTTCACGGTATGACAGGGTTCTGTTTTCCCGTAGATTCAAAGATACCATTGACGGCTTATATAAAGATGGTCTTGTAGATCAAGGTACACGCCAACAGCTCGCTAAGTTTAAAGCAGAGCGAGCTTTGGTGCTTGCTAATGATGAAGAAAAACGACAGCACTTTACTCCTGAAAATGAGTATCGCCCAGACCTATCAGCTGAATCAATCCAAGCAAAACGTCAATCGTATAAAGAGTCTCTTGGTGAACAGATACCGCAGATACGCGCTGACGAAGAAAAGTACTTAGGTAAGTTAGGGTATGACCGTTCCGACGTAGAGAGGTTTGGCCCTGCTAGTCGTGGTCGCGCGCCAGAAGGTGCTGCGTTTATTGGTGGAACGGACTTTGATCCGGCATCAGGCAACTATACACTCCGAGACCTTGGCATAGGATTTAAGCAGGCACCACAGATTGCTGCAGGTATGACTCAGGGTTTCTATAAACCTGTCGAAGCTGCGATTGACAAGCTTACTAATGCCGGCGGCATTGGTGCAGAAGCAGCGTATCAACAAGGTGAGGAACCACTACAAGATGCTGGAGCTGCTTTTGGATCTGGTTATCAAGAGCGCCTATCCACCATGCCTGGCACTATATATGGTGGCGCTGGTGGTTCGCGTATTGGTGGAGCTTTGGGAGCATTGCTTCCTAAAAAATATAGGGGCGTTGGAATACTTACTGGGCGACTTTTAGGTGCAGCTGGCGGAGGCACACTTGGTACATCTATCAACGAGACTATTAACAACAATGCCTTCGGTACTTTGCTCGGCTCTGCAGCAGATGCAGCTAGAACGGAATTTCGCCAGACTAATGCTTATGAATACCCGCTTGCCAGCCGAATGGGTTCACTTGCTGGCGACCTTACATTCTTCAAACCTACCCTGAAGATTCCAGGTGTAGGTGTAAAAGCAGCTGTTGAGCAGCTATCCAAGAAGGGTACACGCGCTCTTAAAAATACAGGTGTAAACAAAACTGTCAGCGATCTTGGCGACCGCTCGATTGAAGCAGCACAGGGTATGTACGAATCGTACATGCAATCCGAACGTAATAAAGCTGCTGGTGGAGATGGTTATTCTCCATGGCAAATTATCGGCGATGGTTTGACTGGTGCATTACTTGGTGGGGAAACACCAATTGGTAAAGCAGCCTTCCATTTTGCTGAAAAGACTATGGATCCACGGTATTTGGCTAGTAAGCTTGCTGAAAAGCGTGACAACATGCTTGAAGCCAGAGCTGCCAAAGCTCCTATGGCTGAAAGTATTCCATCAGAGCCTAGCGATGGAATGATTCGTTTGAATTTAGGCGGCAAGTTGACTGGCGATACGGATGAATACGGGCGTCCTATTTTGCGTGGTGCAGAATACGCTTTGTACAACCCTAAGGCGCGCAAGGCGACTATACACGTCGATAACGAATTTCCTCTTGAGGGTAGGCGATCAGCATCTGCAGCCGAACGTTTGCAGACAGTGATGTATTTGTTTAAGCGTCAGCCTGTAATCTCATACACAGATAGCCGTAGTGGGATTACCCGTAATGTTATTGGTATTAGTCGTGATGCTGGAATTGTTGTACGTGACGTAAATCGTGATGGACGCAGCCGTGTTCAAGTTGTACCTATTACATCAATTGGTAATGCGCAAATCCGTAAGCGTGTAGGTGAAGTTCTTGCAGCACAAGGTGTAACCCCTAATACAAAGCCAGCTAATTTTGATCCCAATGTTTTTGATAATGCAGATACACGGATATTTAAAGACAAGATACTGCTATCAAACGATCTACCGCTGTTTCCAGGGCGTGTTGTAAAACAAGTTGGTAACGACCGTCAAGGCATGTATATAGTGTCGTTACCTGATGGTACTCACATCCGTTTGAATGAATCCCAGATCAATCCAGAGGATGCTGGTAAACCATATGTACGCGGTATGGTTCGTGATGAAGACCTACCTTCTTCCCTGGCTGAACTATCGCCAAGGCAACGCATCGGGCCTAATCAATGGCGGTTTGCTGATCCATCTGGTGCTGGTAATGCAGAAGTCGTTGAACTTACAGATGACCAGATGCGATTGCTTCGTCGTGGTCGCAGTGCTAGATCTGCTGAATGGGATGCCTATAAGTCTGAAGAAGACCCGGCAAAGCGAAATGCATTGCTTGAAATTTACCGAGCTAATGTAGCCAAGGATATTGAAGGTGATTTAAAATTTGAGCCTGCAGATGACCGTTTTGCTCGTGCAGATGTTATTGATGTACAGACTAAAGAATTTGGACGTGCTGTAGCAATAGTTGTCGGTAAGGGTGAAAGGGGTTACGTCGTAAGACTTGTAGATCATCCAACCAAGAGCGCATTTGTTGTACAGAATAGTCAAATCGTTGGCGATCACTTAGGTAATGATATTACTCCTGGAGTAGCTGAATCAGCGATAGGTGAAGATGTAGATGGTGACGGAACCATTGGTGCTGTTGACGGCGAGGATACAGGTGATATTGCAGCGGCAGCTGGTATTACAGCTGATCGCGTTGACATTATTGAACTGTCATCCACCACACGTACACGCCTTGGTACATCGTTAGCATCTGCTCTGGATACTATTGACTTTTCATCTTTACTTGATGGGTTCGACTTGTCTACACCTGAAGGTGAAGTAGATACTGAAACTGAAGGTGAACCACTAGCACCTGAAGCAGGCACTGAAGCTGAAACCGAAGCGTTGCCAGAGGTTATGCTTTCAGCTAGAGATGCTGAAACAGAGGTTGAAGCGCCAACGTCTCAATCCTTTGTTGCGCGTACACGATATAGCAATGTAGATGGAACCATCTATAGAACAGACGATGGTCATCTTGGACTTCGTGTCAAGCTTACAGAACTAGATGGTAAGGGTGCGCCTAAACGTGCGTTTGAGACAGAGTACATAATCATTCCACAACCTGATGGATCATTTGATGTACATAATGCTGTCGATGGATTTGATCCTGCAAGAACACCTGAAGCTGTATACACACCAGCAGCTGGGACTGATCGCCGTGTTGCCGTCAATACAGCTATTCAGCGTACAGTTCAGTACGCGACTGGTCAAAGTATTCGTGACGCTAATTGGTTGGCAACAGCTAATATCGAAGCACCATCAGCAGCCGATCTTGAAAAGAAGCGTAAAGCAGATGAACGTGAAGCTAAAGCAGCCGAAAGGCTTGCCGCTCGTGAGGAAGAAAGAGCTAAACGGGAAGCTGAACGAGAGCGTGATAGAGCTGAAGCAGCTCGGAGATTTGATGCAAACCTTGAACTACGTCGTCGAACTCAACAGCAAAATGCTGAACTGCGCGCAGCAGAAGTTGAGGTGGAACGCCTTAAAGCCGAAAACACGACACGTCTCAATGAAGCGCGCCAGCGACTAGCTGACCTGCAGGAACAGGCTAATAAAGACAAACAGGAAGCACGTGCTGCACAGCAGGCATTGCAGCGTGAAATGAATCAGCTACGAGCTGATATGAATCGCGCAACAACTGAAGCACAAAGAGCAGCTACAGAGCAACAACGCCAGGCTGCAGAGACATTGCAGCGTGAGTTGGAGCGCCAGGCAAGAGAGTACGAAACGCAGATGCAGAATCTGCGGACAATCATTACTAACGGTACTCCACAGAATGCATCGAACACCGCTGCTGTAGAAGAAGCAATTCGCCTTCTTACACAGAACATGACTACGCTCACAGACCGTCTAAATGAAATTGGATCTGGTCGAGCTGTCAGTGCTGAACAACAACGTGTTATTGATGAGCAGCTTGCTGCCCTTGAAGCTGATAGACAGCGACGTGAGCAAGAATATGCAGACACCCTTGCTGCAGTACAAGCTGAATTAGATGCATTGAAAGAGCAACTTGAGGAAGCACGTAAGGCTGCAGTAAACGCAGCGTATAACCGCGATGGTGGTGCCACTGGGCGTACACGGACACGACGAACCGCTTCGGAATCACGTCCAGTAAGAGTTGAGTATGGTGACATAAACAATAGTCGTCAAATCGAGACAATCACTACCGAACTTTATGGTAATCGTGTTGAGGTTGATGCTACGACTGTTAGAAACCGTAATCAGTTTGAGACAGTCATGATTGAGCAATACAACTTTAGTCCTGAAGGCGCTAGTGCCTTTGGTGGTATCGTTGATCATTTTGCACGTGCCTGGGCTATGCGACAGCTAAATATTCGGAAGTCTAGGATTACTGGTACTGCGTCAGAATTAGAGACTAAACGTCGTGAAGATGAAACGGTTGAAGTTTACGATGAAGAAGGCAACCCAATTGAGGATGGGGTAGTTAGATCTATCTTGTCTACAGATAACGATGCTGCTAAAAGTGTCGCGTTCTACATGCGAAAGTTCTATTCAGAACGATTGGCGTCGTTTGCTTTATTGCGCAATGCACCAGCATTGGATGCTATGGCTAATGCTCTTATCTTTAAAAGAGCTGCTGCAGAAGGCATGTCATCCAGTGTTATTGTTGGTCTATCTGCACGTAGTGTAGAAGACGGTATGCATGAAGTATTTCATGCGTTACTGCGTGGCATGACTCCAGATGAACGTAAAAAATTCTATCAAGCACTGCGTTCCAATGTCAAAAACATGAACATTGACTTTGACAATGTACCTGCATCCGTAGAAGAAGAAGTTGTAGGAATGCTGATAGCTAGTATTCGCAACAACTCAATGCCAAGGATATTCCGTGGTTATAACCGCGAGACCAACAAAGCACAATTCAGAAAGCCTAACAAGGACATTGCAAAGTTTTGGCGTGATTCCTCATCTTACTTGAATGGAACAGTTCAAAACGTAACACGTAAATTCATTGACAATAAGCAGCTTGTTGAATGGAAGGCACCATACGACGGTCAAAGTAAACTGTATAAGGGTACGCAACTAGTCATTAAAGGTGCAGATGGCAAAGATGCACTGGTCACCGTAAACGTCACGTCTACTACGGACATGGATTCGTATGAGCGTAACAAAGATAAGTATGGGACGTTGCCTCCAAATATAGTTGTTGTTAAAGATGCATCCGGTAATGTGTCGCAAATTACAAAAGACAAAATCGTCAAGTATGGAGGTTATACAAATGGCCTAAATCCTGAGATGTTGTCAGTACTGAGTGATTACCTTGGTGCGTATTACACACGCACTGACGAAGCTATGCGTGAGGTAGCACCTGAAGCGTTTGACGGCTTTAGTGATGAAACTCAACGTGACCTTGATGATTCAGGTGGCGATGATGATGATGCAGGCGATGAGCTTGACGATGACTTTAAGTACACCAGTATTGATGCGTATAAGGCAAATACTCCAGCTAATCGTGTTGCTGGTCAACCGATCTACATCATTTATCCTGGGATGTCACAGAAATCTATTGAAGCTAATATTGACTTAGCTAAAACACTTGGTGTTCCTAATCGCAATATTATTGTTTCCGATAACGTACGTCGATTTGATTATCGTGACGCAGGACGTGGTGAACGTGTCATATCAAGTGGCATGTCTAGAGGTAGGGATTCACAAGATGTATTGGGATTTGATATCTATTCCTACATCCAGGCTAGTCCTTCTTACGATGGTGCATCAAACGATGTTAAGTACGCTCAAATCCTAAAAAGTCCGGAGATCATTAACGCTATCAAGCGTTACATGAACAATGACCTTGGATATACAGCTGAACAAGTAGAAGCTGAACTGGCAAGGCCAAGGACAGGAACTGATTTGTCGTATGACAACATTAGTGAGAAGAACAACATAAAGCGCATAGCGTTTTTGATGTCTAGGTTTAAACAACCTGATGGTTCGTATGACGTGTCTAGGTCTAGTACCCAGGCAGGTGGCACTGTCGCTACAGGCATTGACCAGTTGTACGCTTACGCTACGCATGTTTGGAACAACCTTGATGGCGACTACGTTGTCAAGCAACTTGCAAACAATGGTGAAGTAGCTAAGTTCCTCAAGCCTGACTACCTTGGTGATGCTAAGACTTTTGGTGAAGTGTTCGGAAAAGTACTTGAGCATGTTGCAACTGGAAAGCCTGTTGCACTGAACGCTCCATCGTTACCTGTAGCTGACCGCTTGTTACCTATGCAAACAATGCGAGCATTCTTTGACCCAAGTAGTTACGTGACACACTTCCTTAATTCGCTTGGTTCTGACAGGAAGGCTAGAGTTGAGCAATTCCCTGAAGAAATCAGGAAAGCAATTGATGCTGTGCGCAATGTCGTCGGAGGTGTGGTTGGAGATCGTACTGGTATTTGGCATAGAGATCTAAATGAGATGCATCCTGCCGATGTTTTAGATCGAGCTGTAAAGAAGATAATTGCCAATCGTATAAAAGAAATTGACGCACCTCATAGATTCAAAGATGAGGTTGAGATCAGTAATATTGAAACGTATTTACGTGGACGTTTATCAGTTAGTCTAGTTGAAGCTTCCAGGGCTGTATCAGAAATTTGGCAACTTAGCGCAGATACTGGACGTGGTGAATACCGCCGCTTCCTTCTTCCTGAGATGCGCGTTGAAGATCCGCAAACTGTTACGTTTGTCAAGTCTAAGGGTACATCTGATAATCCAAAGGGAACCGTCAAAGTTAACATGCTTACTGGTAAAGCAGTTATCAATGTTGATGGTGAATGGCGAGACGCACCTGTTGTTGCGAATATGAATACGCCATGGAGTCGCAACTTCAACCGACAAGACTTGCTGAAATTGAATGACATTCTCGTCCCAAGTAGACATTGGTGGACTGTTGCTATCATCAATGGAATTAGCGGTACGAATGAGCGAATGGCGAGTCTAGATGTACCTAAGTCCATCATGTTCTCATCGCGCAAACCATTGATTAACGTTGAAACCCTAGATGTCGTGACTGACACAACATTGGGAACTGATGAAGTAAAATCACAAGTCCGTAAGGGGTACGCAGAGCTTGATAGGTCTGGTCGTATTCAGACTGACGCTGATGGCAAGGTAGTTGGCGCTTACGATACTAGAGGTAACGCATCACATACGTATCACGTTTATACCAACGTCCTTCGTATGTCGCCGGCGCGCGCGATTGCACACTACGCAAGAACAGAATCCCCAGAGTTTAAGCGTTGGTCTAACGGCGCTCCGTTAATCGAGAGTGTTGTATCTGACGATAGCCGTATCAATGTCCCTCTTAAAGACCTTAGTCCAACACAGACAAAGGCTATTCGTAAACATATGTCCGGCCAGGAGATCCTACGTAAGTTGGATGAAATGGAAGGCACTACTGTTACAGATGATGACGTTGCAGAGCTTATAGTGGCGATGGATGACTACTATCGTGGTGAGCGATCTCCAACACACATTAAACGTGTTGCAGAACACGTTGCGTCAGATAACACCGCCAATAGAGTTTACTATGCTGGTGTTTCTAACGAACTAAATAGTGTGGCTGGAACTCAAGCTAAGTCATTCATGCGTGACAAAATGATGTACGACAGAGCAAGTGTACGTCCAAAGACAGGTAAGCCTATTGTTTCTATTGGTTATGTCCCTGGTGATGGAACAGCTCGGTGGCTTCCTTCGGCTCATGCGTACGTTATGCCATCTGGTGTAAGTAAGACGTCTGGTTTTAACAACAAACCATACTACGTACGTATGGATAACCCAGTGGTTATTGATATGGGTGGACGTGGTATCGCTGCTGCTGATGTAGAAGCTTTGTATAAGAAGCATCCAACACGAGATGGCATAGTGTTATTGAACGTCAAGCATAGTGTTGGTGGAAACCATGAGTTACAAAACATATCAATTCCACGTAACAGTATTGCGCCATTGTCATTGGATAAATGGAACACAGCTGACACAAAGAAGAAAGCTGATCGCACCGGCCCTGTGTTGTCCGTCATGCTTAGTTCACGCGATGACTTAGATATTGCACATGAGGTCGTAAGACCTCCGGTAAAGATAGCTTATGACTGGGGTGACGTTGAGCCAACTGCTAGTGTTACAGGTAAGTCTGAACGCACTACACCAAATAAGCCAGTCAACGTAGCTGACATGGGTGGATACATCATTGACCAGATGAATGATATTACTCGTCTTACACTCTCTGCTGACTTTGCATTTACTACACTACAGGCCGGTATTATCCTCCTTACTAACCCAGCTGTTGGCTTCAAGGCACTTATTGCTGGCATGCGAGGCATGATGCCTAACCTGCAGATTGAACTACCTAACGGACAAAAGGTTGGTTACCGTAAGCTTGGACGTGAGCAGTTCCATGAGTATGGCAACACGTTGCGGCAGATGGATGTATACGAGGAAGCACGAGAGGCAGAGTTGCCGCTTTCAATGTTTGAAATTGATAGGCGGTTTGATGAAGTCAGAGAGCGTGAACTTTACAATCTGCGTCTGTGGAATCCAGAAGCAACAATTGACGATGTACGTACAACATTAATGGACATCGACGAGTTGGGAACCAATGACGAATGGTACATGAAAAACCGTTTATCAGGTCACCTTCCAGGCCAGGGAATGTTTGAGCGATACAACATCCTTGTTCATGACACGATCCTGTTACTTCAATTTGACCAGATGAAGAAGTCGTTGATGGCGCACGGCTACGAGCCTGGAACTGAGAAGTACAAAGTTGCGCTCCGTGATTCAGCTCGGATACTTGCGGTTAGTGTTGGTGATATCAAATATTCAACTAA